TATGGACTTACGCTGCGAATACTTCGTACACTCTCGGTTCTGGAATATGGGATGGGACAACTGGATATGGACCCGTCCGTTTTAAGATACAAGCAGGAACTGCGCCATGCGTTGGTGAAGCCAACGGTTCATGTTTGTATGGTCCGCAAGTATCTACAAACGCAACTGTCATTGACCCAACTTCGGTTACCACAACTACAAGTACTACTACGACTACAAGTACTACTATCCCAGTAGAACCAGAACCGGCACCAGAGTCAACAACCACAGAGCCAGAGGTAGCAGTCGTTCCTGTAGAGCCTGAGCCAGAGACCACAGTCCCAGAAGACACCACGACAGCCACAGAAGAGACGCTGCCTGAAGAAACAGAAACAACAACGACAGAACCTGAAACAGAATCAACTGAACCTCCTGTAGATACTTTACCAGATGAAACAACTGATTTCACCGATGAAGAAATAATTAATATTATAGATAGCATAGATACAACTTCATCAGAAGAAGTTGCAGCAGTGTTAGATGATATTTTTACTTCCGATATATCTGCTGAACAGTTGACTGAAGTTCTCGATGCTGTGTTTACGGCAGACGTAGAAGCAGAAGTATTGGTAGCTGCACTTGATGCAGTGTTGTCAGCTGATATTTCGACAGAAGAATTTGCTGCGGTTCTGGATGCAGTATTTGATGAGCCATTGTCCGATGAACAGTTTACTGCAGTCATAGACTCAGTTATCACAGAGGATATTACCGATGAACAATTCGCTGAAGTTTTAAATGTTCTAGAATCAGATACAGTTTCAGAAGAGCAGGTAGCTGAGGCAGTAGATGCAGTACTTGAAAATGGAGTAACTGAAGATCAAGCAACCGATCTTGCAAGTAGCTCTAAGGTTCTGGAAAGTATCGATACCACCCAAGCTGAAGCAGTGTTCGAAACTATCCCTGTTGGAGACCTAACTCAGGCCGAAGAAGCAGCCCTTGTTGCTGCAGTGACTGATGCTCCTCAGGAAATTAAAGAAACCTTTGAAGAGACCATTGACATCTATGGCGAGGGTCTTGACGACTATGTTGCCGTAGGCTCCCAGGTTGACGTAGGAAGCCGTAGAACGCTTATAGCAGCCACTACAGCTGTTGCTGCCGTAGCGGGAGCTGCAGCCACAGGAGGGGCTTCTGGAGGCTCTACAGGAGGTTCTGGTGGCAGTTCTGGAGGCGGATCTGGTAGCTCAAGTGCAGAGGGCCGCAGCAAGAGAGAAGAAGAGGGCCAAGAGCCAGCAGGAGAGATAGCTGGCTTGGACGACGAAGACGATGAAGAGTACACAAGAAATAGCATATTTAATTATTACCTGGAGGAGGGTACATGGAAGAGAAAAATAAGTTGGCTCGGACTAGTTAAAAAGTTTGTCAACGAGACAGCAGCACTATCATTCACTTTGGCTGGTAGCGTAGTTGTCTTCATTACATTGTCCGGCGACACAAGAAAGACAGCTATGATAGCAACAGGTGTAGCACTTGCTGTTCATTATATACATGTTCTTCTAAAAAATGATGAGAGTTAATGAGCCTCGCAATCAGTGATGCCGAACAAGAGAAGATAATAAAGATTAGATCCTCAGTTGAAAATTTTTTAGCTGAGGTATCTAAGACTGAGAGAGAATTATTTTCTTTTCAAGAAGTTGAAGACATGTTATTAGATATATATAATTTAGCTAAATGATTTCCGGCTAGGGGAAAAAGTCCAAAAACAGAAAAGGGCCTCAAAATTTTTTTCCAATTTTACCCTATATAGGAATTTTAAAAAGAAATGTGATATCATAGAAATATGGTTCTAAAGAAAAATAACGACAACTATCAATATGACGGTTATGACCTCGTTATGATCGAAACTGAAGATGTTAAAAATATACATCTTATAGAAGATTTCATCTCTAAAGAAGATTTAGATTATATTCAAGAATTCATCAAAAATGGAAAATTCGTTGCAAGTCAATATGATAGACATGAGTTCCCATTAGAGGGTTTAGACTTTACGTCAGATCCTCACCTAGTTGAGATGATACATTCTTATACTGATCGTGTCCAAGAAATTCTTGAAAAAACATTTGAGTGTGAATTAGAAAGATCCGAAATTGCTGGCCTAACCAAATATGCACCTGGTTCACAGCTCAATGAGCATGCAGACAAAATATGTGTCTCTTGGAGAGACGTAAGCAATGTGTTGTATTACAACGATGATTATACTGGTGGAGAAATATTTTTTAGTCAGTACGATTTAGAAATGAAGCCAAAAGCTGGATCATTATTAATATTCCCAGCAGGAGCAAATTACCAACACGGTGTTCATCCAGTAAAAACTGGAAATAGATACGTAACTAGCACTTTTTGGAAAGTCAAAAATTGGCTAGCAACTCCTTATTCTTGATCGTCAGGAATTCCGTTTCCGTTTTTATCTTCTTTATTACCACCAGTTGAAATCATTAATCCAGCAAGTGTTCCAGTAATAAATGTCGCAATGCTCGACAATACACTAAAGAACATCTTGTCATTTTCCGCTTGAGCTCCAATTGGTTGTGTAACAAACACAAGAGCGTAAATAACTCCAATAGTTGTAAGAGTCAAAACGGTTGCCATAACGCAACCAACCACAAACTTAAGTCGAGCATCAAGTTCTGCTGGTGTTAAACGTTTTTTCATGGTGCGACTGTCTCCTCTGTTGGAATTAGTTCTTGTAATTCTGGATTTATTAGCTCTTCTAAATTTGGATCGAATCCAAGTAAGATTTCTGTGCAGTTTCCATCCACGTTGCAAATTGGAGGATTGCATTCGGGGTTTTCCCAGTTTTCTGGATCTTGACATGAATATCTATACCCTCCATCGTAGCCACATGCTGAAACTGCAATCAGTATGATTGGAAGCAGTTTAATTAATCGTGTTGACTTGTGCATGCACTGGCACCCATTAATTCGGCGCAAGGACAATCGTTCGCGCACCAAGTTTCACAACTGCAATGTGCACATTGGCACTCAGACTTTTCGTGGCTACCTGGCATCATTCACCTTCGCTTTTTTGTCTACACCATTGAATACTTGATTGATTTCTGCAATTGACAATTTGCCGTCATCCAAGAAAGCTCTTGACAAACCCTCAACTACAGTTGCTACTCCAGCAATTCCAGCCATAAATACAGCCTTCCAAAGTGGCACTCCTGCAATTGTTCCTGCACCAACTACGCCCAACCCAGATGCGGCAAAAGTTGCCACTATACGCATCACTATATTCTTTATTTGTTCCATAATTCCCCCCTAATGTTCAGGAATTATAGTAATGGCTAAATAGAGATTTTAGTTATTAAATAGGTTTTTCCCAGAATTCTGGTCATCAAAGTATCTGCCGGCAGCATATTCAACATTTGAAGTAACCTTTAGGGCATAGTGGCCAATCAAGGATTTTCTCAAAAAGTTCTCTGGCTTAGGGCTTCCAGCCCCATGGACTAGATGGCCATCCCATATCAGAACATCTCCTTTGTCTGCAGTAAAGGCATAGGCAGAAGAGTTTGTATCTAGAATTTTTTGATTCAAAACCTGCGCTGCTCTTTCTTGATGATCTGGGGAATACACATAATCAAAATCTAAATCCCACTTGTGTGAACCGGGAACAAATTGGAATGGGCCAGAATCTGCAGAAATATTGTCCAAAGCAACCCATACTCCAACGTAATTGCTGGCATCTTCTTTGTTTGAAGAAATCGAGTCCTGATGCCAAGACTTTCTTGTTGATGTCCAAGTTGTGAACGATAAATGTAGGGTCAATTTATCGTTTATTAAGTTTAAAAAATTATAAATATTTTCATGACACATTATGTCTAATATTTCAGTATGTTCTTGAAATGAATTAGAGTTTTCCCAGCCCTGGAAAGAGGTAATCTCACCATTGGTTGAGTGGGCCTCAAGCCATACGCTTTCATATGCCGAAATCAAGTCAGCTGGTATAGCATTTTTTAAAATTATGTATCCATTTTCTTTATAAAAATCAAGTGTGCTACTCATTGTTAAACCGATTCTACTCCGAGAGATTCTAGTAATTCTTGTTCTTTTTTCCAAAGCTCTTTTAGCTTTTCTTCAATAGTCAGATAATGTAATTCCTCATTGTTCGAGGAAGATGCATTCTCCTGGGCATTCTTCTGCTGCTTCAACTACGTCTCCTAATCTATCGTCTGGAAAAGATGCTAAACCATCTGCGCCTTGTGGGTTCCCCACAACGGCCGCATAAATCTTGTCTCCTTCTTTTACATAGGCAAGACCATCTGGCATCATATGAAATACATCTGGTGCTATCTCTGCGCAAAGACCATCTCCAGTGCATAAGTCTTGGTCAATCCATACTCTCATTGTCTGACCTTGATTAACTGTTCTGGTATTATCCAGAGTTTGCAAATTGCGTTTGGTTCTATATTGCCAGAAACTATTTCGCACTTGCCTCCGCCAATAAAAAATACACAATTCCCACAGACCATTCCTTCTCCAATAAAAGGGTTTTTGGCAGCAGGTGCGTAGTGAGCTCCATTGGCCTTTGATGATTGGTCAAATATTCCGTACTCTTCAACAATTGATTCATACGTTTCGTACATCTTTTTTTGACGATCATTTAATCTATCGTCGAGATCGTCTTCTTCCTCTTCTTCTTCTTCGTCTTCCATATCATCTTCTGGTTTTTCAGTATTGTTAACCAAGCTATCAGGTATAGCCGCTAGTCTGCACAAGCCATTTGGTTCAATTTCTTCTTTAATAATCTTGCAAACCTTTTCAGATTCATTTAAATAACAATTCCCGCACTTGACGCCGATCTTTGCATTTTCATTTTCTGAACCTGGCTCATACCCAACATATATGCCATTGCCATCATAATCTGACAACTTGCCGTATTTGGCAACAATGCCAAGCATGGCTTCCGCATACTCTTTTTCTGCAGCAGGGATATCTACTGAGCCATCTGCCATTTTTTCAGCAGACTCACGGATACGCTTGATAAAAGATTTTTGGTAATTAACATCTGAAAGCCAGTAATTTTGCATATTTTTTCTCCTTGTGGGTAAGATAATAGTACTATAATAATAAGCTTTTTGCAAAAAGGATTTTTATGGCAGCAACAGTTGACGAATTTTACAACAGTGCATCTCAGGTTTCTTCTAGAAGAACCTCTGCAATTAGACAGGCTCTTTCAATTTCTGCC